CTAATAAAAACCATGTTTGAGGGTGAGGGACAAGTACCTAAGTCAGGTATGGAACTAAAGGACACACCCTTAAAAGATATAAAAGCTGCTAAAAAGAACATATTTAAGTCTGAGGGTTCTTACACACTAAATCAAATAAGAGACGACTTACTAGAACTTGGAGGAGTTACAGGAAAAGGAACTACACGTAAAAGAACATTAACTGTGAATCAAATGAGAGCAGCCACAGAACAATTTAAAGAAAAATATGTAGACTTTCTACCTAAGGACAGTGAATTATTTAAAATGTCAAATGTTCAAACTCCGGCAGAACTATTACATCAATACGCTGTACTATTAGGTAGAGTTGCGTACAAAAAATATGCAGATGTAGGAGTTAGAGAAGGTAATAAAGTGTTATTTGACCAAGCCATATCTATGAGAAATGATATACTTGACTTGTTATCTAACCCAATAGTTGGTAAAGCAGATGGCGTAAAAGCGGAAGATGTTGGTCAGATTAAAACTCTTATGGGAGAAGCAAATGATTTCTATAAAGAAACTTTAAGATTACGAGGAAAAATAGAAGAGGGTCAAACTTTTCAGAGGCAGCTTATAGCTAACTTAAAAGCAGGAGACGCATCTGATTTATTAAACAGATTACTTACTTCTCCAACACGAGGGTATGGTCTACAGACATTTCGTAATGTAGATGAACAAGTTAAGTACCTAAATAAAAAATTATTTGATGCAGGTCCTAAACTAAAAGTACGAGTTGATGGGAAGGAGTTTGAAGGCGCAACATTAAAAGCAGGCTCTTTAGATGAGTTGTTAGGTCAAAATGGACTAAATAGACTACGTACAAAATTAGCTAAATTCAATATTCAGGAAGATATGTTTGATGACGTAACGGGAGGTTTGTCAAGAACATACGAAGACTTGCAACAAGATTTTGCTGCACAACTTTATATAAAGTTAGCTAATCAAACAGGAGTGTTTCCCGGAAGAAAAAAAGATGATGTAGGAGTATCAGAGCTTTTGGAATCTTTAGATGACGACCAACTTTCTTTACTAGGTATAGACAACACAACTAAGAATTACTTTATAGATACTTCTAACGATTTAGCTAGTATATTTGACAACTCTTTTATTCAACAAACTAGAGAAATATCCGCAAAAGGTAGGCTCTTTGATGTAGTGAAAGATGTCTTTGACAAAGGAGATATGGACACCGGACTTAGTAGATTATTATTAGACAAAAAATTCAGAACTCCCGATGGTAAAGATATACCATTAAATGAATCTGTAATGATAAAAGACAATCCTTTTGAGCAAGCACAGAGAAAAGAGATGTTACGCACAGCCATACTTAACTGGATGTTTGACCCAAGCAAGGGTGGGGGGAACGTATTTAGAAGAATCGACAAAAATACACCGTTAGCTGACGCAGGCACTGAGATTATTGATGCAGGTAAATTAGACCTTTTAATGGAGCGTCTTCAAGGAAGCGAGATAGCTAAAAAGATACTAACAGAGAGAGACTTTGCCATACTAGATGTCATAAGACAGGTAGGTTTTGGATTAGCAGGCTCAGCTACGGACGCAGGTACTGCTCTATCAGGTGCTCAAATAATAGGCGAATTATTTACAATAGATGGCAGAAAGCTAATAGGAGGACTTGCTAGAATTAGAGCGCAGAAAGGCATAGCTAACTTTTTTACAAATGAAAAAGTAATAAATCTTATGACAAAAATGTCAGATATGCCGTATAAGCAAAAAGGATATTATCAACAAATATTGTTTGGGTATGGTGCTCTAGCTGATATGGCAGCTAAGATATACCAAGACAACAAAGTTGAAGAGAGCCAAGTAGAAGAAGATACTTTAGAGGGCGAACAGCCGAGCTTTGAGCAGTTTGAAATAGGCTCCTTAAATGAACAAACTAACAGACTATTAAATTAGTCAGGCACTACAACAGTAAGCTTCTCTGTCCTATCTAATATTTCTTGACCACGAGCTTTCATGCTCTTACCAATATTCATAAGAAACTGCTGACTCTCTGGTGTGACTCTATAGTCATCCTTACGCAACACTGGTATAGCGTGTTCGCCTATAAGATTGTCAACCATCTCGTCCCACGGATATACAGCGTGTGAATCCGTTTCGTGTTCACCGAAGATACTTATAGCAACACCTGTAGTAGTGGGCATCAGGCGCACCTCTACATCGCTTGTTAAATGTAATATCCTACTTGACATTATCTTTCACCGCCTTGATTACATCAGAAGAAAACAACTTCTGTATATTAAGTAAGTACATACGAGATGCCATATGGTCTCCTCCCTTTACGCTTTTAACGTAGTCAAGAGAGTCAATAATACGGCGTAGAAAAGGAGTCCGGAATACAAGTGTCGCATACGTTTCGTCGTTAATGCAGAGATTGTGAAACCAGTAATCCGATTCTGTTGCTTTGATTCCTGAGGGTTTTCCATAACATTCATACTCTATCGCTATATTTCCAGACTTTTGCCAGATGTCACGCTCCGATTTAACTTCAATCTTTGCGTTCTCAAACATATCAAGTATCTGACTTTCACGTATCTTACCATACTCGAGGTCAATGTCAAACTTCTTTCTGTCTTTTACGCTAGGTGCTGTTTTGTTCATGGTTATCCCCCTATGTCAACAATCTCGCATGAATCCCCACTACAAGCAAATGTTTGTGAAGAATTTGTAGTATCTTCTTTTTCATAGTCCTGCAATTTAACCCAATCTATATGACCGAACTCACTGCTAAGCTTATCGTATACGTCTTTTGTGCAATCCTGATAGGGGGCTTGCTGATAAGTATGTTCTGAGTGTGGTAAAAAAGACACACCAGACATCTCATCAAAATGCTTGTACACAAAAGCGCCCACTTCCATCCATTCTTCATCACGAACTGTAACAGTAACTGAGGGTTTGTGTTCACACCAGTACCTCTGGTAGTAAAGCCATATCTCTAATTGATGAGTAGCAGACATATCATGCCTTGTAAGAGCATTATCAGGTGACTTTACAGGAAAACTAAACACAGTTTGTGTATCCGGTTTCATAACATCCGCTTCGCTAGGGACTCCCTGCTCCTTTAAGAAAAGAGTAAGAGGGTCTTTATTATCACCACGCACAGTACGAATATAATAAGGACTGTGGCGAGCGTGTATGCCACTGCTTGAGTCAACAAGCTGTGATACCGTTCCGCTTGGTTTAACACACGTAATCGCCGTGCTAGGTGGTATGCCAAGTTTTTTTGCCCATTCTTTATTTGTCTCAACAGCAGCCTCCCTTAATTTTATTAAAATACGGGGCAGATATATTTTATTGCCATTAGTAAGAGAGTTGTCCATAATTCCTGTTAGTGAAACTCCAAGGAGCCTTTCTTCTTCAGTGTTATCTTTCCATATCTTTCTTAAGTAAGGAAAGTTTGTTAGTGTGGATTGAGCTGTTCCTAAAATAGTTGCTAAACGAACTTTTTTAGTCAAAGATTCGCTTGTGTCATCAGCTCTTATTACAACTTCTGTTAAGTTACAGAACTGATACGGACGCAATATTATCTCAGAACAAGGGTTGGTACCAAACTCATGCTCAGAATCACGCCTGCCGTACTTTGCTGCTTGTTTCTGAGCAGCTATTCTATTGAATATACCTCTCTCACCGGATTTACTTTCCACTAATGCAGTCCACTCACGTAAGAAGGTTTCACCATCCGGCTTATCGGTGTATGACACGGAGTTATTAGCTAGTGCCATCTGTGGAGCTGTTTCCCACCATGTGCCGCTCTTAGCGTGGCGCATACGCCCATCTGACAGATTTGATAAGCTAATCATAGCGGAGCGTCTAACGCCCCCTGAGACGACAACCTCGCCGACCTTACACATAAGATTGTGGCAGTCATAACTAGATAGCTTACGACCTGCGTTCTCACGAAATAATTTTATTGTGAATGAGAACAGGTCTACTAAAGGTGCAGGACCTGACGCTCTACCACCAAATACTTTTAGTCTTGCTCCTGCAGGACGAACCTTAGACACATCCCAGCTAGGAACTTTACCAGAATATAGTGTGCTTATCAGCTTTCTCAGAGCCTTAGCCCATCCTTCTTTACTGTCACTCACAACTATTGTCTCATCTGAGTCCACTAACTCTGCAGGAACTTGTGGTAGCTTAGCTACGTACTGCCTCTCTACAGAGAAACCCACACCAGTTCCACATAACAATATATACATAGCTTCATCAAAAGCTTTTGGGTCATCAATAGGTAAGTAAGAGCAGTTGTATCCGGCTGTGTTATCTCTCTCAAGAGCAGGACCTGCTGTCATAAGAGCTCTCATAGAGGGCATGACGTGCAAATGATATATAGCATCAAATATTTCTTCATGTATATCTGTGCCTAAATTTGCTTTACTACAAATATAATTGACATACCTAGTTACAGTTTCAAACCATGTCTCTCTACGGTTTTCATCTGGCAGCCATCGGGCATAACGAGACACTGCTATAAAATTTTGATAATCTGTTGGTAGTACGTTACTCATTTCTTCTCCTATCTTTGTTCTACGGTTACGTCTTTAACTGTTATACCAGAGACCTCATGTATTAAGTCCTCTACGTATTCTTCTAAAAGCACTGGCAGTTCCTCCAAGTCGGGTGTAAATTCCGATGAATCAATCTTAGCTATTATCTTTACGATTACTTTGACGTCTTCTCTTGGCATTGTAGTTCCTCTTTTAGTCTATTTAGGTACCAGAGGGCTTTGTCTATATCTTGAATTGACTTACCCTTATCTCTATATCTCCATAAATATTTAATTATATTACCTTTTAAATATCCACAAAATTCTATGTGAGACATGGAAGCTCTCATGGCATCAATACACTCTATGTCACCATTTGTATAATGTGGTGGATGATTAACAAAATCTTTGAATTTTATAGTCAA